CAATATAATAATATGGAAAATCATTTGACATTAACAAATCAACAAACTGTTGATGTATTTCATTAGGTAAAAAATTATCAATTACTTTCATGATAAATTTAAATTAATATTAACCCTTACTTTTTCATCTGTTTGTGGAATAACAGCATGGTCCATATGACCATCAAAAATAAGCATTTGATTTGCAACTGAAGGAACTTTTTCGCCTGTTTTAAAAACAGTTTCACCATTGTTTGAATTTAAATAATATAATGCAACTGTATGTTTATCTTCTAAATCTCTATGAAAATTACTTATTATTGGGTTCTTGGCTCTTGTTAATAAATTTACTCTTGCTCTTAATAAATTATTAAAAGTAAGAGGAAGTCTTCCTAATATAGGCATGATTAAACGATTAAAATATCTACTAACAATCTCTCCCCCTGAATGATCAAAATTGTGTGGATTGCCGTAAAGATTATGAAGAAAGTGAAAATCATCCTCAGTTCCGTCTGTGTGAGATAAACCATCTATGTAAAAATATGGAAAATCATTTGACATTAACAAATCAACAAACTGTTGATGTATTTCATCAGGTAAAAAATTATTAATTACTTTCATAAAATATTTAAATTAATGTTTACTCTTAACTTCGTATCTGTTTGAGGTATTACTGCATGATCTAATTTACCATCAAAAATAATCATTTGATTTGCAACCGAAGGAAGTTTTTCTCCTGTTTTAAATACAGTTACTCCGTTATTAGAATTTATATTGTATAAAGCAACAGTATGTCTTTCCTCTAAATCTTGATGAAAATCACTAATTACCCCTTCGTGTTTTCTTGTATACAAATTTACTCTTGCTCTTAATAAATTGTTAAAATTTAATCTACCTAATAATGGCATTGCTATCATATTAAAATATCTACTAACAATCTCTCCACCAGAATGATTAAAATTATGTGGATTGCCGTAAAGATTGTGAAAAAATATAAAATCATCTTCCGTTCCATTTATGTTAGCTACACCGTCAATAAAATAATATGGAAAATCGTTTGACATTAATAAATCAACGAATTGTTGATGTATGTCATTTGGTAAAAAATTATCAATTACTTTCATATTAAAGCCCTTTCACTATTACCTGTTTTTATAAAAATTTTATTGTTCGTATATTCTTCTGAAAATAAACAATTTGTTAAAACACAATACATATTTTGATTTGTTTCATTATGTAATTCAGCTTCTTCTAAAATTTTTAAAGCCCCTTCTTTTAAACCAATTGCTTTTTTTATTATAAATAAAACATTTCCTGGTGTTAAAGTAATTTTTGTTTTTTTATTTATTTTTAAAAAAGTTTGTTTATCATAAAAAACTTCTACCCCAGGGTGATTAGACTTTTCATATTTTCTTGATTTTAAAAAATTAAATTTTTCTTGTAAATTATCCATTATTTTTAAAGTCTCCTGGTAGACCTAAAAAAGGTCTATTATCATAAATGTTTTTTTGTTCAAAATCACCTTCAGTATTATTATAATGTAAAAAAACTTGACAACAATCTTGACCTTTAAAAGTTTCTCTCCAATGTTCTAAATCACATCCACTATAAGCTAACATATCTCCTTGTTTAAGAATAACCTTTTTACCTTTATTACCAAATTCTCCAGTAGGATCTAAATATATAGGCCATTCATCTCCGCCTAAATTAAGAGTGCATGATATTTCACACGATGGTCTATCTTTATGTCGATGTAAAATATCACCATATTTATATATTCGAGCATAACTATAAGTAGGAATAAGATTAAGTTTTGTTGTTTGTATCATTTTTGGAAGAACTCTTTCTAATAAAGTTTCCATAACTAAATCAGCATAGTGAGAGTATGTGTTTGGTATTTGTTCATCGGCCCACGTTCCCCAAGTAGGATCAAAACGTGAAATATATTTTGAATTAAATAAATAATCTGCAACTTTTCTTTTGTTTAAAAAATAAGCATAACAAAAACTAGTTAATTCTTTAGTAATTGCTTTTTTAACTATTTCATATTTATTTTTTTGAAAACTCATTTTATCTCCTTAAAATTGTTATATAAATTTTTTCCCTGTATTCCAACAAACTAATGAGCATCTTGTTCCCTCAGTAACAGGAGTAACTCTGTGCCAAACAAAAGAAGGAAAAAATATCATTGTGCCTCTTTTACGAAGTTCAATAGTAATAATTTTTGATTTTTCAGGATGTGGAATGCATATTTCAAAATCACCGCCTTTATAATTTTCTCTGTCTACCAAAATTAAAGTAGCAGAAATTTTTCTCATAGGTAGATTATCAAGAACGTCTGCACCAGAATCTGTGTGCCAATGATAAAATTGTTTCTTTGAACCTTCATACTTTGTAAATTGACATGACTCTGTATTATCCCATTGAAAATTCCAACCTGCTTGTGCATTAGCTTCATGAACTAATGGTTGTATTTCTCTATATAACCATTTTTCAGTTAACCAAACAACGTTCGATTTTCTTGTTTTTTCTAATTCTTCTTTTTGTTTTTCATCAGCACCTGCAATAGTGGCTACTTTTTCTTTTAAGTTTTTTCCATATTCAAGAATATAATTACAAAATCTGTCTGGAACAGCATTTTCTATAATGAAATAATTATTAACTAATTGCATTCTTTTTCTGCCTCTTTCATAGCATGAATTCGCTGTCAAGAAAACAATTTTAAAAAGATTGCTTGATATATTCTGTACACATGTTTAAATTAGATCTCACCCAAAATTAAAAAATCAGGAGAAATTATGGAAAATCAAGAAGTATTGAAGGCTATAGCTACCCTTGTAGATAAGGTGAGCAGATATCATGAACGTTTATTACAATTAGAAAGAGAGAAAGAAAGATTAAGTGATGCTTTTGCAAGACATCTTCAAGGATGTGCTTGTCATAATACTTCAGATGAACAAGTTATGTTAAACGGCAATTCTTCAGAAATTGATTGTGAAGCTTGTAGTGCTTAATTATTCAGGTGTTTCACCTAGCATATCTTCTAAAGAAGGAGCAAATACTTTTACATCTCTTCTAATCTTTTCAGCAGTTGTAGATGTCCCTGGATTATCAACATCAGCTTGAGCTGCATTTTCTGATTCATATTCAACACCTGTATCAACGTGAGTAATCGTTGTTTCAGTTTTTACTTTATAGTGAGGAATTCTTCTTCCATCACTTGTTGTAATGTGTCCTAGTAATTCAGCGGGTTCAACTATCGGCATCTTTGTCTCTCCAATTTATGTTAAAACTAATAATAACTCTATCTTTATCAGAATTATTTGTTTGTACTTCATGTTGTAACCATGAAGGAAAAAAAATCAAGGAATTTTCAACAGGTTCCCATTGTACGCTATGAGCGAGGTGTATAGAAGCTTTATCTGTTTTTGGGGGTGATAGTACCTCTGACTGTGGTTTAGGCTCTAGAAACACAATACTGCCACTTTTTTTAGGTGCCTTTAAATAAAATACACCAGATAGATAGTTATAGGGATGAGTATGAACATTATTTCTAGATCTTGGTGGATTTATCATGCCCCACATTCCAGTCACTTCAGGAACATAATTATCTTTTACATCCATGTGATTAAAACAATCTTTAGCGTATTTAAGAATATCATTAACTAAAGGTTTAAATTTTTTTATTTCATGTATTTCATCATTACTATGCCATCCGCCTATATTTGATCGAGGCATTCCTTTTTGATCTTTTTCTTTTAATTGGTATATAGCATCGCTAAGATGTTCATAATCTTTAAGTTGAAGAGAAAAAACTGGAGTTATAAATAAAGAATGAAGATTAATCAAAGTTGTCCTTTCGTAATCTCCATATAACTTGCAGTAATATGTACTTGATTAGCTGCATTTGCTTGGACTTTCATAACATCACTTTCTTGTAAAACTAATGGTTGTTCTAATAATTCTGTTGTTGTTTTTGTAGCAACACTTTTTTCTTTAAATACTTCAAACGTCGCTGATGATCTCAAGACTTCTATATCAAGAAGAGTGGTATTAGCTGAATCATTACAAACCAAAATAGATTTCACTAATGCTGTAGTAGGGGGCACGGAAGGAGAAGCACCAGGATCAGCTGTTGGCACGGTAATTAAAATTGTTAGGTCTGTCGTGGTGACATCCAACATTGCGCTTTTAAATACATTAGCCAAAGAAAAAAGCCTCCGCCTCCGCCTCTGATTTTAATTCGCTTTGATAGTTTGTGTTAAGCAAAAAAATAATTTGATCTAACAAATTTATCATTTGGTCAAACTGAGTAGCACTATACTCTGATGTTGCGTTTGGTAATCTTGTTATTGTAATTTTAGCCATTATCTTCTTCCGTCTTGTCTAAGTTGTAACTTTGTTGATCCAAGTCTCCAAGCTGTGTCATTAATTGTGTTAGTTTCATATTTAATTTTTACTGCCCTGCCTCTCCCTCTTACATTAATTTTCTGTGTTGTGCTAGAGATAGTTCCTGAAGTAGAAACACTATTAGTGGATTGTGGATATTGATTTAAAGTTAAGGTAGCTGTTAAGGTGTTTGATAAATTATCAAAGTCAGGAACTAATTTACTAACTGACATTAACTCGTCCCCATCTCCTATTTCTACTGAACCTGTAGTTAAGAAAGCTGTAATTGCTGCACCATTAGCTTGATTATTACCTGTCTCATGTTCATAAACATACGAAGCTCCTGCGGTCAAACCTAATATAGTAGATACATTTGCTGTTACACTTGTGCTATATTCTGTGGCTATTGGTAATTCATATACATAAGCACCAAGCCAAGTTGTTCTATCTAAAGTTAATGTATACCAAGTATTTTCTAAATAATTGTAAACAACGCCTCTATCTATTTGTGTAGCATTTGCTGAAGGGTAGTACCAAATAATTTCGTTAAACGCTGTGTTTAACCCAACGGCAATATCATTTCTGTTTGTATAACTAAGATCATCAAATACATAATCTTGCACAGAACAAGGCATTTTTTTAACAACACCATCATACAAATAAAAGGAATCATCCGACATCCAATACGCTTTTCCATTTACTTCTATTGCCGCATGCTGTGCTATTAATCCACAGTTAGCACCAAGTTGTCTCATTCCAAAAGTAAATGGAGTGCCAACAAATTGAATACCTTGTAAAGATGTATCGGTCCAAACAAGTATCTGACCCGCAGATTTTACAGCACCTATTATTCTAGAACCATCAGAAATACGAAGGGAACCTGCTTCATTAGTAGCTACAGGAGTATAATCAGTAGCATTTTCTCTATCAGAAAATCTAAAAAACAAATCATCTTGAGTTCCAGTATTTCCAATTGTTGTTTCTGTTCCAAAAATTAATAAGTGTCTAGTATCTGTAGAAACCAAACTAAATCTAGAAGCTGTTGGTGCATTGGATAAAGCTGTTGCTCTAGTTCCTAATCCACTTGATGTGTCCCAAATAAAAGTACCACCATTTAAAGCAGTAGCAATTAAATCTTCTCCAAAATTATCTAAAGACCATTGACGTGCTGACAATACAAGACTTGAACTTGATCTAGGAGTGTTCCAAGTGCTTAAATTCCATGTTAGAGTTCCCCAACCATATCCAAAAGTAGAAGTAGCAGGTCCTGTAGTTATTTGATAATTAGCATTTCCTGTTCCTCCACCTCCTGAAGTTGATCCAGAAGCTGTGCTAGTATGAGTAACTTTATATGTACTAGCATCTACATACGTTGTAATTTCAAACTCTTGATTCATATCTAAACCATCAATAGCTGAAAAAGAATCAAAGGTTACAAAATCACCTTCAGCAGCGCCATGAGCTGCATCTGTAACAGTTACTGTAGTAGTGCCATTTGTTGTAAAAGGATTTGTTAAAGAAGCTGTTTCTCTAATAGGAGTAATATCAGTAAAACCACCACCTGTAAAAAGATATAATTTTCTATCTGTTCCTAAAGCTAAATATTTGGTTCCATCTAAACCTAGCCAAGAATGTGTATCACGGACCACGCCCACAATAGTTTTATTAGGGCTAGGTAAATATCCCCAGCCACCCCATCTCTCAGGTTTTCCGTAGTGAAAACGTACAAAATCAGAGTCAACATATTTACGTTGGTCTCCTGCTGAATAAGCAGTATCTTGTTTATCTATACCAGGTTGGAACTTTAAATCAGTCAATTTCATGTTGGAGTATACTAAATTATTTATTGTTTTGTGGCAAGAATTGAGTGGCTACATTACCTTTGAAAGGGTAATTACCAAAGTGAGTCATACCGCTAAGAATATCCGCATATATTTTACCACCTATTTTCTGCCATAAACGGCAAAAAGAATAATCTTCAGATAAATATCTTTTAGTTTCTGGTTCCACCATAGTATCAAAAAATGCGTAGTTCCAATCAGATGTATCATGATAATTAAATTCTGTATCATGTGGTTGATTTAAATGTTGGTCAGATTTAAATTTTAAATCAGGATAGGCCTTAGCCATTTTCTCAAACACTTGTCTTTTTATTAACATAAAACCTGTTGCACCGTCTAATACTTCAATAAATCCTTTTTCAACTTTAACATTATTAGGATCTTTAACATTTAAATTATATTGCAAAGAAGCTGCGTGCAATTCATCTTCTTTTATATTAGGGTTTTCAATCACTCTTCTTTTAACTTTTGTCCAATCAATTAGTTTACGAGGATAAACACCTGTTATTACATCTTTATCTAAATCTAACATGCGAAAAACTGATTCAGGATTAAAAGCAATATCAGCATCAATAAATAAAAGATGAGTATATTTTTTTTCATCCATAAATAATTGAACTAAAGTATTACGAGCTCGTGTTATTAATGATTCATTACCGATTGTACCAATTTGTATTTCTATTTTTTTTTGAGCGGCTAAAGCAATAAGTTGCAAACAACTTTTAAAATAATCTGCTGTAAGCATACCTCCGTAACAAGGGGTACCTATGAAGATCTTATGTGACATCTTTATAAAATATGTTTAATGTAAATCTATTAGAGCTATCACCGAAAGATTGTAAATCTGATTTTGTATTTTTATTATGGTGCATGAATATTAAAAGCTAAAGAAATTCGTTTTTTATCTGAGTCAATAACTCTATGAAAAACATTGCCCTCAAAAAATAATAAATCTCCTTTTTTAGGAGTAATTAATGTTTTACTACTACTAGGAAAAGTAGCAAATTCTATGTCTGAGTTTTGTTCGGATATGTATAAAACTCCTGCAACAAAAGCAGGACTATGTTCATGAAATTCTTGATACCCCCATTTATCAATTATGTTTATCCAAGATTCATTTATTAAAAACGGAATGCTTCTTTTTTGAACTGCCTCAAAATAAATAGCTAATTGTTCGTGTATGGCTTCTCTAACATTTTTAAACTCAATAACATCATGTAATATATTATGACATAAATTATGAGATGTTGCAGAATTACAATTCCATTTTCTACTTTTAAATTTGTCCCCGTGTTCTTTTACATATTGATTAATTATATTTAATAATTCAATGTTAACACTTGTCTTTATAACACTTAATTTTTTAAGAATTATTTCTTGCATAACTTACCTCTAAATATTCTATTTTTGTTATCCATCCTTTAGGTATGGCAATAGCACCTCCTCCAGATACATCGTCTTTGTCTTTACTGTAAGATCTCATAATAACTATTCTTTCATCATTATTAGTAATCATCCAACCTACTTCTTGGCACACGGCCAACGGTGCATTAATAATTTCTTTTATGTCAAGCCACCCGGTTTCTGTATCACGGGCATCGAGCCACGTCACACGGACCATTGGAACTTTATCAATGTCAATCATTAATAGGTTCTTTTTTCTTTAAATGTAAATTAAAAGACACCGATCTTCTTTCTTCGTTTTGTGTTCTAAATGGATAAACACCATGTGATAACCAAGAAGGAAAAAGATAAATTGCTCCAACTTCAGGGGTTGCTTGATGTTTGTGTCCGCTAAAAGTTGCAGCTTGACCACAATGCCAAATTATATCTCCTACACAAGGATAGTGATCTTCTTTTTTATATTCTTCTTTTAAACTAGGTGGTACCCGTAAATAAATTACACCTGATAATTCTCCTTGGTGTATATGAAAAGGATTAAAGTCTCCCGACCATTGGCTCACGGCCCACATAGATTCAATAACCATTGAACCTACAAATGCAGGTGATATGGTATCACTAGCTGGAGGTATAGATATATATTGTTTAACAATTTGACCTATAGCATCTATTAAAGGTTTGAATTCTTTACCCCCTAAATCTTCAGTAGGATAACGAACTTCTTGTTTGACATTACCCGCTAAATTCATTGAATGATCATATTCTTTTGATAATTTTTCATCATCAAACAACTCTGTTGCTCTATCATCAAGTATTTTAATTAACTGATCCGGTAGTTTTCCCTGTAATATTGTAGGACCAAAAGGTCTAATTGCGTGAAAATCTACTTTAGTTTTTTCCTTACTCATTTCTTTTTCTTTTTCTTTTGCCCATATTCTTGTAGTTTTTTTATATTTTCTTTTACAAATTCTATTTCATCTTTATTTAAAGGTCTTCCATATGGAGGTGCGGGAACTACAGGAGTGGGTGTTTTTTTAGTAGCCATCATTCTTTCCTTTCGGTTAGCTATAAATATCTATTGTCATATAGCAATAATTTGCCTATAAATATATAATTAAATTGGCATTTCTACAAGTTTAGCCTCCTTGCTTATAACACACAATCATGACTTGCAAAAGGAGAACATGCTAAAAAAGATTTTTAAAGCAGCAAAAAAAATAGCACCGGCAGTAGGTGCAGGACTAGGATTTTTATACGGAGGACCAATGCTAGGTTCCGCCATTGGTGGTGGCCTTGGAAGTTTAGTTGCCGGTAAAAGCCCACAGGAAGCCCTTAAATTTGCAGCTCTATCGGGATTAGCAGGAGGAGCCCTTAGTAAATTTGGAGGTGTTCAAGCTGGCAAGGGATTAGGGGGAATATTTAATAAACCCGTAGGCGCTAACATAACAAGAGAAATTGCTGGAAGACCTATGCAAGCAGCTACTTTCCCTAAACAAAATATACTTCAAAAAGGACTTGGATGGATTAAAGCTAATCCAATGAAATCTGCATTAGCGGGTTTAGGTGTAGCAGGTGCTATAGGTGCTGGCGGTGAAGAAGAAGCAACATCAGAATATGAAGATGTATACGGAAAATATGCAGGCTTTAGAGATCTAGGTCAAGCGGATATTGCACCTCCTCAATTAATACCTTATGGTAGTGCTAATAAACCTTATGGCTTTAATTTAGCTAATGGAGGGATAATAAGTTTAGCAGATGGTGGGGACTTTCCTCGTAAGAATGGTAAGATAGCAGGACCAGGAACCGAGACAAGTGATGAAATACCAGCGATGCTAAGTGATGGAGAATTTGTTGTTAATGCAAGAACAGTTAGAGGACTTGGCGCAGCGATGGGTGCTAAAGGAAGAGAAGATGAAAGAGAAAGAGGATCAAAATTTTTATACAGTATACAAAATAATTACGGAGCAAGAACATAATGGTTGAAACTTACACAAATATTACTGCACAACCCCCTTACATAGAAAAGAGGGCGGAACAATTATTAACCTCCGTATATGGAGACCCAAAGGCTGTTAAAAAAACAGGTGAAACTGATGAGGCTTTTAACTTACGAAAGTTTGGTAGAGCAGGTATATCTCAACCTACTCCACAATTTAAATTTGCAAGTTTTTCACCAGAGCAGCAACAAGCATTTACTTTAGCTAGTCAAGGTATTGGTTCGTATGCGCCGTACTTACAACAAGCGGGACAACAAGCGGGACTTGGTGCTACTACACAAGCTGTTGGAGCAGGACAATTATTAAGCGGAGCACAAGCCTATAATCCTAATCAGGCACAAGCTTTCATGAATCCTTATCAACAACAGGTTACACAAGAAGCTCTTAAAGAATATGATCGTCAAGCTGATATTGCTAAACAAGGTTTAGCTGCTCAAGCGCAACAAGTAGGTGCTTTTGGTGGCTCACGTATGGGTGTTCAAGAAGCAGAAATGGGGAAAAATTTAGCTGACATTAAATCAAGACGTATCTTTGAAGACATGTCAAGAAACTTTCAACAAGCACAAGGTGCAGCAATGGGAGCATTTGGTGATCAACAACGAAGAGCATTACAGGCAGGTCAAGGTTTAGGTCAACTAGGTTTAGGTCAAGCAAGCACAGGTAAAACTATGGCTGGACTTGGCGCTCTTGGTTCACAATTAGGTCAACAAGATATCCAATCACTTCTAGGTATAGGTGGTATGAAACAACAACTAGGTCAAGGAATGTTGGATGCTCAAAGACAACAAGAAATAATGGCTCAACGTGAACCATTTACTAGACTTG